ATACGTCAGAATCCTTTGGTCTCCCTGCCACTGCTGATCTTATGTTCGCTCTCATTAGTACGGAGGAACTTGAGGAGATGAATCAGATCATGGTCAAACAACTCAAGAACAGATACAATGATCCAACAATGAATAAAAGATTCTGCGTTGGTATTGACAGAGCAAAGATGAGGTTGTATGATGTTGAAGAATCTGCACAAACAGATATTGTTGACTCTGGGCAAGTCGAATTAGATATTGCAGCAAAGTTTACTGCTAAGAAAAATTTCCAAGAACTCAAGTATGATTGATTTTCTAAAATATACACAGTTTGTTAATGCTGTGACGTCAGAAGAAAGTAAGTATGGCGGACATTTTCAAGATCGTCTAAGAGATTTAAACTCTAAAGACTTTCCTACACACAGAGCATTAACTGCTGCATTAGGACTATCTGCTGAGTCAGGTGAGTTCACAGAAATAGTAAAGAAGATAGTTTTCCAAGGTAAACCAGTTAACCAAGAAAATCTATTTCATATGAAACGTGAACTAGGTGATATTATGTGGTATTTTATACAAGCATGTATAGCACTAGATGTATCCCCAGAAGAGATAATCGAAATGAATGTAGAGAAGTTGAAGAGTAGATATCCAGGTGGAGAATTTGATGTACACTATTCCGAAAACCGTAAACAAGGAGACTTATGATTGGTAAACTAGATGCAGATGAAAGAGTATTATCTGAATCAGTAGATTTAGGTGAACAACCCATGCAACTTACACCAGAGTTGATTAGTAAAATCAATGAGTATATGGCACATACGAAAAGAGATGGGTCTTACAACTGGTTACCTACTGACGAGTATGAAGTACAAATAGCAGGTACGTTTGCTGCTGATAGATTTATTGTTATCAAAAACAAATCAAAGAATCCAGTAGTCTCTGCTGAACCTCATCCTTATTTTGATTATGAGAAGAAGGTCTTTACTAAAGATGGTAGAGAAGAATATATGAAAGAGTTTGCAAAGAGTAAAGGCATCCCTGCACCAGAGGATATAGGATGAAGTATCACCTTTACGACGAACAAGAAAGACATCAAGGAAAGTTCGAGTCTGTCTACGAACTAAGAAAGTTTTTATGTGATCGTAAATATGATACCAACTGCGACAAAGATATAGGTTGCACATTTGACTACATTAAATCAATCAAATGGTTCTTTGAAATAGAAGAATAATGGACAAGAGAATAAAAGATTTTATAGAAAGATGGAAGAAGAGGTTAAGATTTCCTAAAATGCCTCCTCCAACTTGCCCTGCGTAATATTATATGCTATAATAATAGCATGAAAGAATTTAATTATGACCTCGATTACAAGTCTCTTGACTTTACAAATGAGGAAACTCGTGAACTTTATCGTATTGGAAGGGGAGAGCAAGGAGTTCTATTGGTTCGCCCTTATACTGACGATATCTGTGCTCATTGGAGATTTAAGACTCCAGAGATTGCACTAGAATCTGCTCATACTATCTTTGATATGTATTTGGATTACCTTGAAGAGAAAGACTTTATAGGTATGGATATGTGTCGTAAGTTTTTAGAGATGGGATTTACTAGATCAAGACGCTATGCTAATCATCACACAGGAAAGAAATATGATGATGAAGGTAATGTAAGACCCCAAGAACCAGATCATGCTACTTGTAAATATGCTAAGTCTGCTACTATATTTAAACGTGTAAGAGATATGGTTGCAAAAAATGATATTTATGTTACAATGAGAAAGCAATGGAGGAGTAACGAATGAGTAATCCAATCGACATCGACAGAATCGCAACTGCACTTGAGAGAATCGCAAACTCTCTTGAACATCTCAACATCGAGAATATAGAACACAATCATGTTGAGACTGACACACCAGTAGAAGTGAACACTCATAACAAAACTTGGTAATGAACATCTTTGTAACTGACCCATCTCCAACACTATCTGCTCAGTCTTTACCTGACAGACACATTGTCAAGATGCCACTAGAAACATGTCAAATGTTATCTATTGTATGCTCTGACAAATGGGGTTGGGGATATGGTGAAATCCATCGTACTGATGGTCAACCATATAAAACTGAGAAGGGTGCATTTCGTAATCATCCTTGTACAGCGTGGGCAAATGAATCCAACATCAATGCTTGGTGGTTGGTTGCTCATGGTATGGCATTGTGTGAAGAGTATACTCATCGTTATGGTAAAACCCATAGTTGTGAAGAGACTATACTAGAAGCAGGTGGTATGATTCCATTTACTTTGGAAAGACCAAAATCATTTGCTAGAGCAATGTATCCTGAGTTTAAGTTCGATAACACTATCGATACTTTTACTGCATATAAGAGATACATAGCAGCAAAACCTTGGGTAAAAAATAACTACCTAAGAAAACCTGATCGTAAACCAAACTGGGTATGAACAACATAGGATTAGAAGTTGTCTTTTGGACAGTATTATCAGTATACCTTCTAGCAAAACTAGGAGTCTTCAAAAAATGAGTAGTGTGATTTTTAGAAAGCATCGTGTGTTCAGAGAAACAGACGATGTTATTTTCTATGACATAACAGTAGAAGAATGCAATGCAGCAGACTTAGTTGTTCACGAAGGTCCTGCAGTATCACCTCCACCTGATTGTGTAGGAGGTAAACAGTTCTACATTCATAGTTTTCAAGATGATTATAATAGAGTTGTATCAGGTGAAAGAACTTTTGAGTTGGTAAATTATGATTGGAAGTGCCCATATCATATAGTGCATCTTAATAGACAAAGTGGTGCCTTGTTTATACCTCGTGGTACATTTCATAGGTCTACATCAGGACAGAATGGTTCTATTGTAATCAATCAAGCACATAGGTATGATGGATTTGATGCGTCAGCAGAATTTTATCCAGTATCTTCTGCTGAAAATAAAGATCTGTATAATATATTAAGGAACGAAAAACCTGTTATTCATTCGTTGGGAGAGTAGATGTTTTCTAAGCGTCATATTGGACCTTCTGAGTCAGAGCAGAAGCAAATGCTTGAAGATTTGGGTCTATCTAGTCTAGATGAACTTGTTAGAAATATTGTACCAGATTCTATTTTGTATAGAGAGAAGACAACCTTACCAAAAGGATGTGATGAATATAAAGCACTAAGTGAACTTAAGAATATAGCAAAAGCAAACAAACCTAAACCATCTTTGATGGGTCAAGGATATTATAATACAGTAACACCATCTGTTATTAAAAGAAATGTATTAGAAAACCCTGCATGGTACACATCATACACACCATATCAGGCAGAGATATCACAAGGTAGATTAGAATCATTGTTTAATTTTCAGACTCTGGTTACAGAGTTGACTGGATTGCCAATAGCAAATGCATCTTTATTAGATGAAGCAACTGCAGCAGCAGAAGCAATGACTCTAGCATACAACTCATCTTCTAAGTACAATACATTTTTAGTAGACAGTAGAGTATTCTTTTCTACACTTCAAGTTTTACAGACAAGAGCAGAACCATTAGGTATTAATATAGTAACTCTTGATTTGAATGCTCCCATACCACTAGAAGAATTTGAAACTGCATTTGGATTCCTTATGCAACTACCTAATTCTGTTGGTCAACTCAAACAACCTAATGGATTGATGCGAGTTTGTGATGTACATAAAGTTGTTAAGATTGCAGTTGTAGATCCTATGTGTCAGGTACTAATGAAACCTGTAGGTGATATGGGATTTGATATAGCAGTTGGTAGTATGCAGAGATTCGGTATACCCATGGGTTTTGGAGGTCCTCATGCTGCATTCTTTGCATGTAAGGACAAGTATAAAAGAAAAGTACCAGGTAGAATAGTTGGATTATCTAAAGATACAAACGGTGATCCTGCATATAGATTAGCATTACAGACTAGAGAGCAGCATATACGAAGAGATAAAGCAACAAGTAATATTTGTACAGCACAGGCACTACTAGCAAATATGTCTGCGTTCTATGCAATCTATCACGGACCTGAAGGATTGAAAAAGATAGCAAGACGGATCTGGTTATTAAGACAAACTCTACTTCGCTGTTTAAAATGGTGTGGAATAGAAGTAGTAGATGGTGATGGATTCGATACTGTAAAATTTAAATCTATCAGGATGATTGATGGGTATAATGTGACTATAAAGAATGGTTGGACTACATTATCTGTAGATGAAACTACCACATTTGAGACAATATACAGTATTATTAATAGTCAGGTTTCATTTGATTCAACTCAAACAACTGTTATTAGTGTATGGGATAGTTGTGTAGATGATGTATGGAGTAATATACCACAAAGAACTAAACCTTGGTTAGAACAAGAAGTATTTCACAAGTATAGAAGTGAAACTAATTTGATGAGATATATTCATGAGTTAGAATCAAAAGATTTTTCATTGATAAATGGTATGATGCCACTAGGAAGTTGTACTATGAAGTTAAATTCTGCAGCAGAACTGACCCCTGTATCATGGGAAGAGTTTGCTAACGTACATCCTCATACACCAGGTGGTCAAATACTAGGATATGATAGAATAATCAAAGATTTATCAGAATGGTTATGTGATCTTACTGGTTTTCACTCAATGACTTTTCAACCTAACTCAGGTGCACAAGGAGAGTATGCAGGACTACTAGCAATCAGAGATTATCATGAATCAAAGGATGATTTTAAACGTAATGTATGTCTGATACCAGAGTCAGCACATGGTACAAATCCTGCATCGGCAGTTATGGCAGGTATGAAAGTAGTAGGTATTAAATGTGATAGTGAAGGTAACATAGACATACACGATTTAAGAATCAAAGCGTGTTTAGAAGCAAATGAACTAGCAGCATTGATGATTACATACCCATCTACTCACGGTGTATACGAACAAAACATCAAAGAGATCTGTAGCATTGTACATGAGTTTGGTGGACAAGTTTATATGGATGGTGCAAACTTTAATGCACAGGTAGGATTGTGTCAACCTGGTGAATTTGGTGTAGATGTAGCACATCTAAACTTACATAAGACATTCTGTATACCACATGGAGGTGGAGGACCTGGTGTAGGTCCTATTGGTGTGGCAGAACATCTGGCACCATTTATAGATCAGAAAGTATCAGCAGCAGAATATGGTAGTGCATCTATACTACCTATAGTTTGGATGTATATTCGTATGATGGGTGAAGATGGACTAAGAAATGCAACAGAAGTAGCACTACTAAATGCAAACTGGTTAGCAAAGAAAATAGATCCTCATTTCAAAGTATTATATAAAGGTAAAGATGGATGGGTAGCACACGAATGTATTTTTGATTGTCGTAATATGGCAGCAAACGCAGAAGATGTTGCTAAAAGATTGATGGACTATGGGTTCCACGCACCTACACTATCTTGGCCAGTGACAGGAACTATGATGGTAGAACCTACAGAGTCAGAATCATTAGATGAGTTGCAAAGATTTGTAGACGCTATGGCAAAGATTAGAAAAGAGATTGCAGAGTTACCTGCAATATTAAAGAATGCTCCACACACAGAGTCAGCAGTATGTGGACACTGGGATCATTCATATACAAGAGAAGAAGCATGCTTCCCTAATCAACCAAAGAAGAAGTTTTGGCCAGCAGTAAATCGTATTGATAATGTATATGGTGACAGGAACCTAGTATGTTCATGTACTGTTGAGATAAATACTTGAGTGGAGACCTGCTTAACTAATGGCAAAGAAAGAAGACAACGACGAAGCACGACTCGAACGAGCATTTGCAGCATTTAAAAAAGGTGCTAAAGACATCAAAGGTGTTGATGATAGCATCAAGAAAGAAGGTGGAAAGAGTGTGGTAAAATATATGGTGAACTCTACTGATAGAGAAACTTCTCGTGATCGTGTAGAAAAAGCATTAAAGAAAGAATTTAAAAAAGTTACTCGTGTACAAAGATCAGAGTCTTCTTTAGAGTGTACAAAAGTAGAAGGACAAAATAAAGATAAGAAAGAAAAGAAAGATTACATTTTTATCTACAAACCAATCTCAGGTGGTATGTCACAGACCACATTGAATGCTACTATTACAGAATTGTATCCATGTATTGCTTTTGAAACAGGTATAAAAGCATCTTCTGTAGGTAAAATGGATATCAAAAAATTTCATCAGCAAGTATCAAAAAACTGGAGTAAAAATTTAAAATGTTTTGTAAACTCTAAAGACGCACAGGCAGGAAAAGAGTTTATTGATAACGCAGAGAATGGTAAGTTTGATGAGAAAGTAAAAAATGCCATGAACATATTGAGATGGATACAAGGAATCAATAGAAAACATCCTATTCAAAAAATAGTATGGGGATATCGTGCTAAACCTGCAGGTGTAATGGCAAATCATCCTGGCGATATATTTTTACAGTTTAAAAATGGCAAATATCTAGGTGTATCTCTTAAAGCAGGTGGGGCAAAAACTGATGAACCAAAATTAAATACCTATGTAAAACCAATCTTTGATTATTTTGGTAAGTCAAATGAGTATGAAAAAATAAAAGATAAACTATGGCCACAGTATCTAGAAATACCTGGTATAGAAGAGAGTGATAAAAAGGATTGGGGTAAGAGCACACTAGCATTGAAGACTTATGAGTTCGAGAAGATGGATAGTGCTAGATATGATGCATTATATGACATGAATCTTAAAATTATTAAAGACGAACTCATCAAACTCATAGGTAGTCCACAAAATTTTAAGAAAGCAAAACAGTGGGTGTCAGAAAAAGTTGCACAACAACAGCAAGATGTGCCTTTACTTCTTGTAAAAGCAACTACGATTACTGCAAGAAGAGATATGTCAAGTGATCTTCTTATTGAGGCAGTTGCTGCTGCTAAAAAGATAGAAGCAAAGGTTGCATCTACTGGTGGTAAACAAGCATTTAAAGTTAGATTAACAGATGGTTCTAAAGTAGAACTAGATTTTACCACTCGTACTAACAAAGTTGGTGCTTCTCATAAACTAGGACAGTTCACAAACTTAGCAGTAAAATTTAATAAAGTTAAAAAGGTATAGACAAAAAAGTTTTATTATGCTATATTCATAGTATGAATAAGATATTATTTGGAGATTGTAGAGATACACTCCCTACTATTGATGTCAAGGCACGCATGTGTGTTACAAGTCCACCTTATTATGGTTTGAGAAACTATGGTAATGAAGATAATCAGATAGGACAAGAAGAAACACCAGAGCAGTTTATTGAAAATTTAGTGTCAGTGTTTCGATCAGTGCGTGATGTGCTTACTGATGATGGTACGTTATGGGTAAACATAGGAGACAGTTACTATAACTATAGACCTGGCAAAGGTCAATCATATCCTAAACAATCAGTATCTAAGACTAAGCAAGACCTACCTGATAAATGTAACAAACGTGGCAATAAGTTAGAAGGATTAAAAGAGAAAGACCTGATAGGCATACCTTGGATGTTAGCATTTGCATTGAGAGCAGACGGATGGTATCTTAGACAAGATATCATATGGCATAAACCTAACCCTATGCCTGAGTCTGTCAAAGACAGATGTACTAAATCACACGAGTATCTATTCTTATTATCTAAAAACAAAAAGTATTACTATGACAACG